TTCTGTAACTGAGGGTTCAACCTTTTCAGTAGATAGCGGAGAGTTTTCTTATCGAGTATATGCACAGACATCACCAAGCAACACTGACCCTGACGATGCCGATGAGTTAGTGGAGCAAGGAATGTTAAAAGTGAATCCTATTGCAACAGTAAAAACACAATATACACCCACATTAAACGAAAAAATTTATGAGTAGTACATCAAATTCATTCAGTGCAGGATACACAGGCTGCAAAGTTATTTCAAACACATCTGCCAACACAGGAGCGTTTAGAGGCTTCGTTGTAAACGAGGATGCAGTTGTATCGGCTGTCCTTGACAAAGACGGTTCAAGCCTTATGACGGCTTTAGGATTAAGTGGAGTTACCTTAAAAAGCGGTGCATTTATTAGCGTTGCAAATGGCGACTACATTAGTTCTATCACGTTAACAAGCGGTTCAATCATAGCATATAATAGATAATGCCTTTTGTTGGTTTAGGAGTCGGTAGACAACGATATATCGATAGCGGAGGTGGTTTTATTGGTTTACTCGATGAGTATTCGGGTGCTGCTGCCGCTTATTCCTTACGTAAATTATCAAGCACTTATTCGGGAGATGCTATTGAGGTAAGAAGGTCATCAGACAACGCCACACAAGATATAGGCTTTACAAGTGGTGAACTTGACACAACAACGCTTTCAACTTTTTGTAGTGGAACGGATGGTTTTGTCACAACGTGGTACGACCAAAGTGGAAACGGCAATGATGCGACGCAAACAACGGCTGCAAATCAGCCTAAAATATACGATAGTTCAAGTGGGGTGATTACTATTGGAGATTCTTCAAAACCTTCATTAGAATGTTCAACAAGTTCATTAATATTAACAACTGCCATAACGCCAACAAATTTCTGTATTATTCATACAAGCGAGGGGCAAGGGTTTATAGCAAATATAAACTCATATATAAGAATAAGTAATTACTATCGTTACAACATTGGTGGCAATAATTATATCTCAAATGACGGAAATGCTACAAATCAATCTATTTATATAGGTAACCGAAATGGGACAACCTTAAATTTCAGAAGGAACGGAAACGATATGCTGAGCAGTCCTTTTACATCAGTAGCAAGTGCATTAAATATAATTAGTATTTTTAATGTGTCATCTATATATTTTGAAGGGAAAAGTTCAGAATTTATAATCTATGACTCCGACCAATCCTCTAACTTTTCGGGCATTGAAACTAACATAAACGACTTTTACTCTATATACCCATGATAGTTAACGGATACCAATACATCACAGAAGAAGAAGCAATCACCGCAAGACAACAAGCGGCAGATTACAAAGGCTACCCAATTAGACCTAATGATACAACTATCTATTGGGTGAACTATTCCTATTCAGAACTTGACGGGTTTTATTACATCCGTCACGTTGAAGGATTAGAAGCGGTATTGGGTGAACCTACTGACATCACAATTACACCACACGAAGAATTATGAGATTCCCCGTAAGTTTTGAGCAATTCACCAAGAACAGCGAGAAGGCTATCACATACCTTTTGCTATTTGTCGTGACTGCCCTATACATCAGAGCAGAACGTCAGAGCAACCTTGCAACGGCTCAGTGTGAAAAGCGATTGGTGAAATGTGAAACAGAACTGCGTAAAATGTCGGCTATGCTTAAAACACAAGATTCACTCTGTTCTGCGTTGGTGACTGAAATCAAAATCTACAAAGCACTCGGAAAGATATGAAAGGGCTTTTAGCAATAGGAATACTCGCTTTGATATTGGCATTGTCAACCGATAAGCCCACAATAGAGGATGAAGTAGTGGAGCAGATGGAGGAGAGTCAAAAGTTGTACGATAGTGCAACAGTAGAATTGAAGCGTATGAGGAAGATTAACGATTCACTTTTAGAACTAAGATTTGGGAAATGATAGATAGAGTATTTAAGAATTGGAAAACGACGGCTTTGGGTGTTCTACTCGTGACAGGCTCATTGATATTGGTCGGATTTAACAAGGCAACACTCACAGAGGCAGGAGCGTTCATCGTCGCTGGTGTGGGTTCTATATTTGCAAAAGATAAAAAAGATGGAAAATAACTTCATACGGATCAACTTTGCGGAAAGCAAGATTCCAATCTTCAAGGAGAACAAATCAAAAGGCTTCTTGACTTATGGGCAGGATAACGCTTACCCACAAATGTTGATTGACTTGTTTAACAGCTCACCAAAGCACGGTGCGATTGTTACTCAAAAAGCAGACTTCATAGCCGGTGATAAAACCGAAATCATAGCATACAACACAGAGGACATTGCTAAAGCAAACGATGCTCTTGATTCAATCAACGCATACGAGGACTTTGACAGCCTTAAAAACAAGATAGCTCAGGATTTAGAGTTGTTTGACGGTTTCGCTCTTGAGATTATTTGGAACAAAGCCAAAACCAAAATAGCTGAGATTTATCACTTGCCGTTTCAGAATGTCCGTCACTCGTTAGATGGTCACTATCTATACGCTGAGGATTGGAGTGATAGAAAGGTCAAGCCTGACCATTACTTTGCGTGGAATCCTAACACGAGAGAGAGTAAGCAGGTCTATTATTTCAAGATGTACAAAGCAGGATGTGGCGAATATCCAACAGCACCTTACCAATCAGCTCTTAAGTACATAGAAATAGACACAGAGATTGCCAACTTCCATTTGAACAGCATCAAATCAGGCTTTTCTGCTCAGACGCTTTTACAATTGTTTAAAGGCATTCCATCACCTGAAGAAGCTCGACAGACAATCAGAAGATTTAAAGACAACTTTAGCGGAACAGATAACGCTGGAAGTATTATTATTCAGTTCAACGATCCGAACGAAACTCCTTCAGTAGTTAACAACCTTGCACCTTCAGACTTTGATAAGCAGTTTGACATTCTGAACAACACAGTACAAGAGGAGATTTTGATGGCTCACAGAGTTACTTCTCCGATGCTTTTCGGTATAAAAACAGAGGGGCAACTTGGAGGGCGTAACGAGTTGATTGAAGCCTTTGAGGCGTTTCAAACTTCCTATATTGAGCCACGTCAGAATCAAATGGATAGAGCCTTAAGTTCTATCTTTAAATACATATCACCTGTAAAGCTTAAAACTAAGAACAAGCCACCGATTGGACTTGACTACGTTGAACTATTTGAGAAAGGCATCATTGACAGAGATGAGGCAAGGATTGAGTTAGGAATGTCAGCCACAACAGCAATGTCTGAACAAGTAAAATGTGAGAGCTGTGAGAATCCTTTTGGATGGGATGATGACAAAGATTTAAAAGTCTTTGCTCAGTTCGGTGAAGATGCTTCTAATTTTGAGTCAGTTCCTTTGGAGTTCGGAGATGCTCTACAAGCGATGATTTTGCAGTGGTTGTATAGTAACGAGGGAATCACCTTAGAAACGCTCTCTAACAACATTAAAAAGCCTGTGGAGGAGATAATGAGAGAGGTTGATGATATGGCACAGAGGGGCTTGATTGAATCTGTTGACGATGGTTTGAGAATCACACCTGAAGGAACAACCACTCTTGAAAATTCAAATGTTGGAACAGAGATTGTAACTCGTTACACATATGAAAAGGCACCAGGAATAAGCGGTGGCGATTTGATACCTACATCTCGTGATTTCTGTCAGAGGATGATTAGACTTAACCGAGTTTACACAAGAGAAGAAATAGACCAAATTTCTGTGATACTTGCGAGGGAGTACAATGATCCTGGTTATTCAGCTTGGAAAAGACGAGGCGGATGGATGACAATCAAAGGCACAACCACTCACGTTCCATATTGCAGACACATTTGGCAACCACAACTATTAAGAAGAAGAATCAATGGCTAACTTTGTATATTTTGTATCCGTTACCTACTTAAAGGATAACACACCAATCAACGAGAACTTAGACGATAAGCTTCTCAAGGCAGCGATTAAAGAGGCTCAGGAGATTTACATCAGAGATGTGATCGGGTCGGGTATATACGACGAGCTGCAAGATCAGGCTTATAACGGTACACTAACAAGCGATAACACTACCTTACTTGATAGTTACATTGCACCTTGTTTGAAGTATTACAGCCTTACAGAGTCGATGCTTCCGATGACGTTCAAGTTCATGAATAAGTCAGTAGCATCTCGTAACTCTGAAAACGCAACACCTATCACAACAGGAGAATTAACACAGATAGAACAGAGATACAGAGATAAAGCGGAATACTATGCGGAAAGGTTGCGTGACTTCCTCAAGGAGAACCCAACAATTTATCCGAAGTATCTGAATCCTGGTACTGGCTTTGATGTAATACGCCCACAGAATACAGCATATTTTGGAGGAATGTATCTTCCCGGTACGGATGACGATTGCTTCTACAACTATGACTTCCCAGATGACTACAAAAAATAAATGGCGATTGAAAAACGAAGCCAAATTAAAAAAGTATGACGCTCAACCAAATCATCG